GACGATATTCAGCCCATGCAGCCTGATTCACTGAGGCGTCGGCCGTCATGGTCCAATCGGAGTCTTTGATGAGTTGATCGCGTTTGGTGCGGATGTCATCCCAGGTGATTGCAGGCGGCTCATCCGCCGGAAGCGGCTCGTTGCCTTCGTCGAGCCAGGCCAGGTATGCCTGGTAGTCGATGTTGGCGGGGTCAGGGTGGAAAGAAAGCAGCTTGCCTTCAAGCTGTAAGGAGACAATGCCTCTTTTGTTAACTTGGTAGATCATGGATTACAGCTCAGCGGTCAAAAGAATAGATGCGGAAGCATTGGTTGTGGTGCCGTACCCAGCCTGCCCTGCCGTTCCAGAGGCTTGCGTATTGTTCAAAAGGCTAGTAAACAAAGGAGACCCAACATAAAAACTTAAACTGTTGACGTAATCGACGGTTCCTCCAATAACACCTGCGTAATAGTTTGTTCCCGTTGTCGCTGTTACGCTTGCTGTTGTTCGCATTGCAACTGGATGGGCAACGTGAAAGAGCAAGCTGGTCGCATTCCCGTAGCTAATGGTTCCAAAAACTTGATCGTTTCCTGAAATCGCAAAACAATACCTCTGACACAACGCCAACTCCTGCCCGTAGCTCCTGCGCTCGAACGGCGCGACGACGGCGCCCGCTTCCAGTTGGACATCCGCGATGTAAAGGAAATCGCCCAGCGTGGTATCAGTCACATCGGACCAGATGAACACAATGACATTGGTGGTGCTGGCTGTATCAATGTTGGCAGTCAGCGAATAGGTGGCATAACTGGTCGTGACGTTTAGGTTTGCCGGGGTGTTTTCGTAGGTGGCATTGGCAATCAGCGTGGGGTTTGTGCCTTCAACGTTCCAGGCGCTGATGATGTCGCTTGTTACTGTGTCGGCAGTGCCTGACCACGCCACAACAGCGGCTTTGACATTATCGAGCTTGGTGGTAGCGCTGACCTTGGCCTTGAAGCTCAGAGTGACATTGCCACCGATAAGTCCCACGCAGTTGGCATTCTCGATGATCTGGGCAATGCCGAACTTTTTATTGACGGTTTCAACGTCAAGCGCGATGGCGTATTTTTGATTCGCTGGAACGGTGGTTGTATCTTGCGTTACGTCGATGGTATCGTTGCCGTCGCTGAGGATGTACCAGCGATCAAGGGTGTAAGTGTCGTCGTTATTGGCACTGCTGGTGCTGGTAAAGCTGGTGCCACGTTGGGCAACGGAGAAGTCGCCGTTGATGATGCGGTTAGAAAAAGGTCCAACCGTATTAAAAACGTTATCATTTAATCTTGCAGCATCAATTTCAGTCAAAGCCATAATTTAGACCTCCTTATGGCGTTTGTTCAAGATAACTGACCGCAATGTCTAATGCAGTCGACGTATCACTGCGAGCCCTTAACACATCGCTCGATTCCATAATGACCTTATTTCCACTAATCAATTCCAAAGAGGAACCAGCAGGAACCGGTGCATTCCGAATCAAATAAACATCATCACCCGTATTTGTCACCAAATAAACATCAACATTGGCACTGGTACCAGTTTTATTGGAAACCAGGACACTGAGAACAATGACAGTAGCAGTAGCGCCTGCACTTAAAACGTTGGTGTTAGCGTTACTGACTGCGTCGGTAACCAAACTTGATTTGGTGTCAACTTTAAAAGTATTTGCCATATCAGCCTAAAGCAACAATAAGTGCAATGTTGTCGGTGGAGTTAAGCGTTCCAGTCACGGTTAGGCTGCCTGAGACGGTAACATTTCCGGGAATGGTAACGGAACCAGATGAATCTATTGTAAGCCTAGCAACACCTCCTGTCACCAGTGCAATCTGATCGGCACCGGGACTGATGATTCCAGTGTTAGGGTCTCCGGCAAACTTAAGAGCGCAACTACTGAGAGAACCCAAGGAGAAGGCGCTGTTGACACCACTTTCAAGCATCAGTGGATAACCACCGACCTGGACAGCATCATGGACAACACAAACGTGTTTTGTTAAATCAACCGTTACTTCCCCAACCGCTCCCAGGAAAGAAACTGTTTCAGCAGTAGTACCGCGCCGAAATTGTACTTGCGTTGCCATGTTTCTATCCTAATGCAATAGCAATGGCAGTTGCAAAATCTTGTGTTGCAATCGTACCATTTTCATCCGGAACCGTCATTGTCCGGGTCGTTGCCGTTGAAATACCGGAACACTCAAACGCTAATTGCTTCGTCGCATCACTATTGTCTTGAACCCGGAACGCAGAATCAGAGAAAGTTGCTGGTAAAGATGAAGTATCAAGCAGCACAGTACCAGTTAAGTTTGGAAAAGTCACTGTGCGATTCGCACTAAGTGTGGCAGTTTGTACCTCTACAGTGAAGTCACCGCTGCCTCCTGCACGGCCAACAAGTTTAATTCCATCATTAGTTGCTGCTACACGAAAAATTTGACCTGTAGCATTTGTGAAGGTATTTGCGCCAGTAAAGGCATTGGCAATACCGGCGAGTACAAGCGTTCCATCTGAATCTGGGACCGTCAGCGTTCGAGTTGAAGCCGCGCTGATGCTAGCTGCGCTGAAAGCGATTTGTTTAGTGGTGTCCGTTGTATTGCGAATCCGGAAACCACTGTCGTTAGTCGTGATACCTGTGGAGGTAACAGACGTTAGGCCAGCCAACGTAGTGGAGCTGCTACCCAAAGCAATAGCCGTCGAACCCACAGTGACTGAGCTGTTAGCTAATTGTGAATTTGGGATTGCACTTGTCCCAAATTCTCCTGTAGTGCTGTCATAGGTAAGTCCAGAGCCTGCGGCGACAGACAGACTCGTCAGTAATGCAACAGTACCCGTGGCATTGGGAAAGGTTATAGTCCGATCCGCAGTAGGATCAACAACTTGGAGTTGAGTTTCAAACGCATCCGCAGTTGTGCCTTCAAATATGATTGATCCGGGCTCGATATTGATACTATTTGCGGATCCGACCCCATCGCCAATATTTAAAAAAGTACTAGCTGTCAAGCTTGTTAGCGAAAGAGCCGTTACTGTGGTCCCAAGGAACACCGAAGTGCTACCAAAAGTAATCGTGCTGTTTGCTAGCTGAGAATTTGGAATTGCACTGGTCCCAAACTCACCGGTAGTACTGTTGTACGTAAGGCCGGAACCAACAGCAACACTGAAGTAAGCCCGAGCATCATTTGCGGTGGGGCCGTTATAAGTAATAACCCCGGTGCTGTTGTCATAACTTAAAGATCCATCACCACCGGCGTCCGTAACAGAAATCTGTTGGCGAATGTTTGCAGAGGTAACGACACTATAGGTAAAAATCCCGGTCGAGTTATCATATGCAAGGCTGCCAAAACCTGAGCCACTATTGGCAGCCGTAAAATGAGCGCGAACCTCAGAAGCTGATGGACCGGTATAAGTGATAATACCGGTACTATTGTCATAACTTAAAGACCCATCACCGCCCGAATCGGTAACAGAAATTGATTGCCTGGCGCGAACGTCAGTGTAATAAAGATTTGTACCTTCAGTAAGATCGGTTGTAGTATTTCCGGCAAAATCAAGCTTATCCGTAGGAGTATCTAGCTCCTGAAATAAGCCGCTGACCAATACAAGTGGTTTTCTTGTTGCCATGCTATAAACTTACTCGATTCATTTAAGGCCTAAATGAATCATTGATGTTTCTATCCTACCAAAGCTACCGTCTTCAGCTTAATAAAATAGGCGGCTCCAGTTGGATAATAAACTGTGCAGCTGTTGCAGCTTCTCCAACCCGAGTCACATAATGGCCTGAAGTAGAAGGAGGAGTTGTTGTAATTGCCCCAGCACTGGCGGCAGATAAATAATACAGCTGGCCTGGGTTTAATCCAGAACTTGCCAGGGTACCTACAATCAGTACTCTTACTAGTTCTCCCGCTGATTTTGTCGTTTGCGCAAAACCAACGACTGTTGCTAAATCTTCAGTAGAGCTCGCGATTGCTCGCCCAACTTTTCCGTCGCTTAATCGAGCATAGAGCGCTTCCCCTTGGGAAACATTTTCAAATGCGGGAGCCTGAAAACCAGCAACAGAATACACCGTTTGATTCGCCATTGTTGACTTCAAGTCAATCAAGGCTTCTGTTAATCCTTGAGAATTTGGTGCATATGGCTCGTAATTACTAACACCAGGATTTGCCGAGGTTGTTGTATACCCCGAGGACCAATATCCGGGAATTACATAATTTGCCACAGTCCTTATGCCACCCTAAACCCAATTGCCGGGACTGCTACATTAACTAATTGGCTAGAAGCAAACGTCCAGGTTGGTGGGGCAGAACCAAGTGAAACTCCGGTTAATAGAATTGCATTTGCAATTGTTCCATATGCCAACGCAGACATCGCTGTAAACCCAAGACTTCTCATATCATTTGCTGGGATACACTGATATGAAGCAGTTGCTGCATCAATATGCATACCAACCCAATACAAAGTATTGGCAGAAAAGGTATAAGATAAAGCACCATTATTATCCCCGGCTCCAGAAGCATTTGTAATTGTAGACGTTTCCGCAACTTTTGACGAAGGAAGATTATCCGATCCAGCTGAATAAATCAAGATGCGAAAATCTTCTGTGCTGGCTCCGGCTGATTTCCAAACCCCTACTTGGTCAATCTGGGTGGTATAACCTAAACAAATAGGACTTAATTCAATGGTATCTGCATCAGGGGTACGTCCTGCGAATGTAACTGGAGTAGCAGATTGAGAAAAAAACAAACCCGAAATCGGTTCGAGCAAAGAATTATTGCTAAAGCGACCGGAAGTCCTGCTGGCGATAAAATTATTGTCAACCTCAGAGAATGTTAACTCTGAGCCTTTTACATTTCGAAGAGTGTAGTCGGACATTTGTCTAGCTGAGCAGAATAGGTGGTTCCAGTTGAATACTGAAGTCTGTCACGGTTGCACCTTCACCGACTCGGGTAACGGCTTGACCAGGAGTTGATGGGGGTGTAGTTGCAATTTCCCCTGGAGTTGTTGCACTAAGAAAATAAATGTCGCCGGGATCTATTACACCTGGCATTGTTTTTAGTCCAGCAACCAATACCTTAACTGTTTCTCCGGTCAAAACGGCAGAATTAGCAAACCCAACGACTAAAGCATTTTCAACGGTACCATCTACCGCACTAGCTTTCCCGACTTGACCATCACTTGTCCTCATGTATAGAGCATCGCCATCAGACAATGCTTCAAACGCAATTGCGTCAAAACCAACCCGAGAAGGGGCAAAAGCTGGGAAGCCCTCCTTAAGGTCAATAATTGCATCAACCAAGCCTCGATAATTAGGCTCGTACGGTTGACGAGTCATGGTGAACGCATTGGCCATCATGAGGTCAACAAGAACAGCCAAAGCACCTTCTATATTGGGTTCGTATCCTGTTGCCATTTTTTCCTTACCGTAAACTTATTTTAAATCGTTGCATCTCTTAGAATAAGAAAAAAATTACCGTAATCAGGTGACACCTGAATTTATTTTAGCCGTTCTGTCTGGCGCAGCTGGTGCATTTGCAGGTTTGACAAGGGCTCTAAGCAATTTTAATAGAAAAATTGAACGTCGCTTTGAAGCGTTAGAACAAGATTTGGATACTTTTCAAGATCGAGTCATCCACGATTACGTTTTAAAAGAAGACTTCTTGCGTGAAATACAAGCAGTTCACACCAAACTTGATCGAATTTTAGATTACATTTTAAACAACAACAATAAGCACAACTAGATTGCTATCCAAGCTGCTGTTGCAGAATCATACATAAATAAACCTGGGATTAATTTATCGTAGTGAAGTTGGCCATCCGTTGGGTTGACTGGTTTACCATTGCTGTTCGATGCTACAGCTTTTGGAGTCTGCCAAGACGTACCATCAAAAAGATTATAAATGTATGTGCTGGAGGTGTCTAGCCATGATTCCCCTTTACTAAATACAGCATACCCAGCAGCGGGTGTATTGGGGGGAGAGGAGCCAATAAAGGTCGGCCCCACCTTAATCAATCCAGTAGACGGAGTTGCAATGTTATCGGAAAAATAAAGTCCGGGATCTCCAGGGTTGTTATTAATTGCTAATTCAGCGGTCCCGATTCGAATTGGGAAAGGGCGGTCGTGAAGGATACTGGAGCGCCGTGAAAGAATCTGAACTGCCATAATTAGCTGTTGATGTACAAACCCGCATCAACCAAGATATCTTGTGCGGTCAAAGGACTGTATGTGTCACAGTCTATCGTACTGGTTGCAGACGGAGGTTCAACAGGAATACCATTTGCGTATGTACCACCATCAATTAAACCGAATTCAAATTCAGGAACATAGTTAACGAGAGGCTCATCTAACATTCCGATCTTGGAACCCTGAACCAAGGATGGTTGAATGTTAAACAATTTACTTATCATCGAAATCATGCGATTCGATGTATTTAGTAGAATTCCATCTCGATCTAATTCACCTTCGGCATTACGACGGATTGAATCGGTTACCATCATACCAACAAGTTGGGGATCATAATCAGCTACCTGCTGTGGTTGATTTCGAGATCCTGTAATTGATTTACCACCAACCCACTTCATTCCCTGCTGCATCATCAACATTCGCTCAGCAGCTTCTTGTACTTTGCCAATTTCTTTATTAAAGTTCTTATAAAAAGCATCCAAATCATCCCCTACTGGGCGATCAGATGGCTCATAAACCCAGGTGTTAACAAAATCGTGTTCTCTTAAATTACTAACGGTGCAGTAACCACCTGTTGTCGCACTAAAAGGATAAACAACAACAAAAGTATCTTTATTGGGGACAGATGTAATTGTGTATTGACCTGATAATGCGGCCCCACTTGAAAAATCTAGTTGAATTTTGGTATTAGCAAGTAAGTTATGATCTGGCGCTTCAACTGTGATATTTGGACCTGATTGAGTATATTTTGCAGCAATAGCAATTGGTTCATTTCCTTCATCATGGAGAATGGAAAACATTGCTGCGTAAATATGTTTGCACCACCGAAGCTGGTAGTACATCAGATTTGGATATGAAAAATCTTTTGTATCTTTATACGTCGGCAGTTGATAAAAATTATTAATTGTGACGTAACCTAAATCAGAAAAAGATCCAGGGATGTCTCTTTCATTGCTTAAGTTACCTTCAGCATCTTCGACTTGCCCCGGTTTTGTAGATGTAATAGCAGAAACCGGGAATCTTTTGGTTGTCAGTTCGCTGTATAAATTGTAACCACTTCTTCTCATGTAGTCTTGACAAGAGCACTGCCAGCGAACCTCAGTTGTCAAAAATCGACCAACTTCAAAGCCTCGATGAGCTGGTAAGATTGTCTCAATTGTGCCACCAGTAGTGCGGGCTCCATAACTGTCGTCTTTTTGGAAAATAATTTCCTTAGTCGTTAAATCTACGCCAGTAACGGTATAACCTACATAATCATCGTAACGGAATCCAGGAATTAATCGATTAAGAATTAAATTACCAGTTGTGGAACCGCTGTCAATTGTTGTAAATGTGAGCTGGGTAGGAGACGTTACTGTAATGACATGCTGACCAGACGAGACCAGGCCGGTCGTTACCGCAACAAATACCTTATTACCGGTAGAAAGACCATGGACCGCTGTACAGTTAACAGTTACCGTGGAGCCAGCCCTGGAATAGGTAGAAAAAATTCCAGGATCTTTCTCAACAATTCGATCTGCCAGACGCTCACCAGCAAAAAATGCAACCGGTGTCGGAATAGATCTCAATCGAACCCGAGTGGTTGTCCACCGCTCATCAGTAAAAACGGTAGACAGATAAAAACTCACATTTCCGCTTGTAGTAGCCGGGGCTGATGCAGTAACAACGAACGTGTTCTGTGTTGCACTTACAATCGGAAGCGTCGCATCAATTCCAGCTCCGCTTGTAAAGTCCAAATATACATTTTCACCCACTCGGAATCCATGATCTGATTTTGTTACTGTTACGGTAGTACCACTTTGAGAATAAGTTCCTGCATTAATGGGGCCTAAGTAACGAACAGCAAGAATTGGAAGACCAAAATTATAAAAATTAAAACTATTTACATCGCGAACACCAACCATTTGTTCACCGATTTCCGTATTGGTGCTTGGGAACATAAACATCCGCGCAGGAATGAACACGCCAGGGAACTGTTGGAATACGCAATACATGCGGTAATCCCCACGAGATCTCCGTTCATCTGCAAATGACCCAAGCGTGGTTTGGGTGATCGTGTACAGCTCGTACCCGCGCCGCCACCGAGCCCACAAAGAGTCGCGATCGTAAAACCGGATACGGCTCTTTAATGTATTATCTTTTGGTGTAAATTTAAAAGCGTTTGTATCTAATTCCCACTCGGGAATTTTATTAAATTTAAAGTCCCCCGTAAATCCTTTAGATAGATCTTTGCTAAAATCTTGTTTTGAACGTGGATTAAATCCACCGACTCCAAAAGGCATCGATTTCATCAATAGTAACCAGCTTGAACGCCTACATAGAAACCGTTGGTCAATGCAACGGAACCACCGGCTGCCACGTAAAGAGCTTGTCCACGCTGGAGCATCAAACCACGGGTTTTAGGTGATGTGAGGCTGTTGGTCGAAGTGAAGTTTGTACCAGCCTGGACAACCGGGTGGTTAATTAACGGGAGAATATTATTAATAGTCAGGCTGTAGTTTTGATTTTCGTAAACGGAGGGGATGCTGGCAACAAACAGGGGGAAGAACTGGTTGATATTAGTTACAGTTCCAGCACTAACTAAATAAAAACAGAAGTTAGTGGGAAGGTGGCAGTTAACGTTACCAGTAATCGGACCGGCTACGGAAGGAATGGTTCCGGTAAAAGTAGTGGGGGTAACAGCCGTAACAGTGACAGCCTGATCAATGGGATCTGTGCCAGAGCTGTATGAGGTGAAATCCAGAAAAACTTTCTGACCAACCTGGAGAGAGTGGCCTCCAGAAATTGTTACAACAACAACAGTGCTGTCAGCCGAATAAGTGCCAGTCGTTGGGGTAACAGAATCAATAAATTGAGTATTTCGCTTGCTGTACTGGAACCAAATCTCATCAATATAAGCACCGCTGATTGACGTATCGGTCAATGCAGAATCAACATCAAACACCTTGGTGGCATTACCAACAGCAGTTGGAATCAGGCTAGTTGAAAAAGATTGACCAGATGCAACGGTAACAAGAGTTGACACGGTTGCAGGCCGATCAACCATCATTGGCTGCTTGTTTGAGCTGCTGCTACTCACGACACCATCTAATATTTAAATCTATTGTAGCGCAGTTGCCTTCTTGGCTTCTTTCTTCTGCTTTTTATGTGACAACCAAAGCTCAAAAAACTTAAGCTCTGCTGGGGTATAAAGCTCTGGATTTTTAAGTGCGTTCTTTACCAGTTTCTTCTTTTTTGTCATGACGACCCTTCCTGCTCTTTTCTTCCATCCTAACTCTGGCTTTCTTGACCGCTTCCTTACGACGCTCATGATCCCCTTCTTTTTTTTCTGAAGAAGTCTCTTCTTTATCGCCTTGTTTCTTTTTAAAATGCTCCAACAACTCCGGGGGCATTTTCTTCTTGTCGGCCATGTTATTGAGGAAGGTAGGGCGTCCTTAGTTCTGCACCTCCTATTTTAGGAAGAGGAAATACAGCAGGAGTACCTGGGGATTGCGTTAAATCTAAGTTTAAGATATCTCCTGCCATTCTGCTGCGTTCTTTTGGCTGCCGACCATAGAAAAAATCTTCGGCGTTGCTAGGCAACGGAGTTTCGTACGGTCTCTCTTCTACGTTGATACCGTACATGTAACCCAATTTAGCCTTTGGTTTAATCATTGCTTTTGTTTTCTCCTGCTTGACAGTTCAACAGCGCGTCGAGCTTTTTTAGCTCGTTCAGTGTTGGAAACAAATTGCTTTCCTTCTCGAGATTCTCGTTTTTTCTTTTCGTCTGTTTCTTTGCGCTCTGCGGGAGATAGTTTTGCCCATGCTGATTCAGGTAAGTACCTTTCAGTACTTTTCTTGCCAGGTTCGATCGCCTTGTCAGCAGCCATCAGCCTTGAATTGAGCCACCGTGGAGCCACGCATCGCAGGTTCGCTCCCCAGCACACTTAAACTTAAATAACTGGCAGTAGCCTAAATTTGCTCGGCACTGGACATCCCAAGGGTCTGCAGCTTCGGTTTCATTGATGCCTTGGATAATGCAATCAATAATTTTACCTGATTGATCAAATGCAGCACAGTTACAACAACGAGCGGTCATAACAGTATCGACATCACTGTTCCACATATCCGCCTTCTTTTCCCAAAATCCTGTATCAGGTGCATCGGGGTTCAGTGGACCATAACCAAAATTTTTAATGGTCCAATTACGATTTTTAATATTTTCTTTTACATCTAAAGTCGCAGAGGGGCACGAGTCACCGACCTCTGTTACGGTTTTATTAAGAAGGATAGCTGCTTTGTGGTTCATTTGTTTTTCTTCTCATACTCTTCTTTGGTCATCCATTTTTGTTCTCCCCAGCGTTTGAGGGATTTCTGTCCTTCGGTTTTACCGCCTTTATACCCACCACCTTTCTCTTTGTAGGCTCTGGCAAGCATCTGGGCCTTCCTGGCGGACCACTGACCGGGCTTCCCACCTTTAGACCCAGCTTTAATTCTAGCTTTTAACCTCTCACGAAGTTCTGGTTTTGTATACGCCATAAAAATCACTTTGTAATGGATTTCGGCCTAACTCCACTGGGGGGATAGGATCCGAATGTGAGCGAATTACTTCGCGATAATACGCTGGGTTGTTGAGCTGAAAACGAGGCTCCTCAATACCATTGTAAGCCACTACGTGTGGACAGGTCTGGTGCTTCTCAGTTCGTGCCATGTTGAAAGGATCTGAGAAGCCAGATGTCGTCATGCTTCCATCGCCATACAAATTTCCGTAGGTTACGGGGAATGACGAGTAATAACCAGGAACCGCTGCAAATCTCATAACTAAGCGTATTTAGTCGGAGTTTGCGAGAAAGCCTGCATCAACATTGCGGTCGGATTAAATGTTGATTGGATCTGTGGCATTCCCCCCATCAAAGATTCTCTTACATAAGCAGAAAGAAAATCTTCTGGTTCCTTTTGTTTTTGTCGACCGCCTACAAAAATGTAAGTGTCACCAACAGCTTGTTGCGGTGGTGGTAGTTCAGGAGCGGCTGGAGCTTGTCCGGGAATGTTAGCTGCCTGTCCTGGTTTCGTGTGTAGAAGACGAACCTCATATGGCGTGCCCTGTGGGTCCGTGGTTTTAATGGTGCTATAACCACGACCAGGAATATATTGTCCCGGTCCTTCCCAAGCTAATGGAGTACCTGCTCCAATAGCAAAATCTTTGCCTAAATGAAAGGTCGATGCTCCTTTAGTTGGAGCCGTTCTTTTACCATAGGGTGAAGTAATTGTATAACTAGGTTTCCACTCTCCACCAACCTGTTGCCAAAGGGGTTTTTGCTCCTTACCAACTTTTAAGCGCGTTAGAAGAGAGCGAATGGTGCTGGGATCGATGTACTTGCCATCTTTTAAAACACGGACATCTAAGTGGGCTCCCGTAGTCGGATAAATATCCTCCTTAGGATCAATAACCTGACCAACGCTCGTGATTGATGCCATTATTCATACTCCATTAATGGTTGACCTTGGAAAGCTCCCATCAGCATTGAAACAGGATCAAATCCTGACTTAATGCTTGGCATTTTATTTCTGTAGCCTTCGAGAAAATCAACCGGAGATACAGTTGCATCATCTCCATAAACAATGAAGGTCCTTCCCCCTTGTTGCTGTGGAGACTTGGCAGCTACCTGCGGCTCTGTTTTCTTTATTACATCGCTAAAGCTGAAATTGTCGGGTCCAATAATCTTTTGAACATAGCGATTTGTTTCCGCGTATTTTTTACTTGCTTCTACTGCACCAGGACCTGCATTGTATGCACGCAGACCCTTTTCATAAGCTTCTCTTAATTTGGAAGGATCGGAAACAGAAGATGGTTGTTTACCACCAAGATAAGTTTTGATGTAACCAGCCATGTTTTTGGCGGCCGCATCTAATGCTGCAACAGGGTCGTCGGGATTGACGCCCCAACCCTTTGCAGTAGTGGGCATAATCTGAGCGATTCCACGAGCGCCAGCAGAGGAAACAGCTTTTGGATTGAAGCCAGATTCCGCTTGAATTTGCCGCTCAAAAACCTCAGGGATCAGACCATACTTGGCTGCCTTTTGTCTTGCAATTTCGCGAAATTTATCAGACATGGTGAAATCGCTTTGTTTGGCCTCAACGGAAATTGGTTTCAAACATGAGCCTAGTGCCCACAGCAGTATCGGCAGGACCAGGAAGGGCTTGGATAAACTCAGCGCCTTCCCGATTAAACCGATACCGAGCTTGCTCGGGGTTTCGGTAATTCGGAACATAAAGATGAAGGGCTAGTCGATCCGTCTCGTATATGTAGATTGCCGTCCAAGTTTTCAGCGTGTCTTTAAAGTCAGAAGTTGCAATCGTTCGGTCAACATCACCTGCGATACTTTCAATACGATTACGGGGGACGGTATTATTGTTCACGCTGCCAGTCATATCGGTACGCTTTTCAGCTTCATCGCACCGATTGATCTGTTCGACAATCTTGGAATACCAGAACGAATCTTGGATATTATTGATAGCTTCCTCTAGACGAGCCTGGTCGCCAGCAGGGACCGATGTCAGGTTATATCCCAGGTGCCAGCGGACTTTCGACTTAAGAAAGGTATCTAATTGCATTACACAAAAGAAATGCGTTGTGGGTACATCCCTTAGATATACCCATTAACACACTAGCACGCGCAAATTATCACTCAACGCGAACTAAATTATCCTTAAAAATTTCATCCCAATCAACACGTTTAATTGATTTCAACTGCTCCAATTTCAAGAACTTTTCACCTGGCATGGACATCTGAAGATCTTTGATGTCACGAGCAGTTTTCAGGCCCACACCGGGTAGAGCATCGGCGATTTGCCTAGCGCTGGCAGTATTAATGTTGATCCGGGTGTCCAGTGGGAATGACTCTCGGTTCGTCGGCTTGGCGGGCTTCACACCTTCCGATTCCAAAACAGCCGTCAAACGCTCTTCGGTTCGGATTTTTTCGTTGGTTGCCTCAAGGTGTGGAGCCAACAGCTCTTCTTCAATGTAGATGACTTCATCCTGAGAATCTACGCACATCAGGATGCCATCGCCATGTTTAGAAACAACTTCGACGAGGCCGCCCGTCAACTTGTATTGGTACAGCATAAATGCAGTTTTAGTCTCTGCCTAGCTTAACAAGGTTCACTTTTACTTTCAATAGACACAAAAAAAGCGGGCTCCGAAGAACCCGCCAATTTTGCCAGCCGAAAGATCAGCTGTCGGTACCGCCGACTTGCGAAGCGAAGTCGATGAAACCTTGGATGTCATTCCAGGACACACCAGCGGCAGGGCGCAGGTAGTTGACACGGGCCAGGATGTAAGCAGCCTTGCCAGCATCTTTGTCATCGGAGCTGATGTACACACCATCACCAGTGATGGTGGTGTTGGTCACAGCGTTCAGGTTATAAACCTTGAACGTCGTGTCCGCAGTCACGCGGTACATCATCGAGTTGGCGGCGTCAGTAGCCACGATGCCAGCGGTGGTCACCGAGGACCAGAAGGGCAGGTCGCCAGCGGTGGTGTCACTGGTACCCTGAGCAATACCAGCAGCACCAATGGTCAGGCTAGCGCTAGCGCAAGACAGGCCATTGGCCTGAGAGGCGGGAATACCGAAGGGAACACCAGAGTTGTCGGGACCCAGGAGCAGAACTTCAGTATCAGTGCCCAGCAGGTCAGCGGTTACAGGCGAGGCAGGGAAGCCAGCCAGACCACCAGCGGGATAGTCAGCAGCAACAGCAATCGAAGCGCCATAGATGTAGGCGGGACGAGCAGCGCTGGCTTGAACAACCAGCGAGGTGCGGTTGTCACGCACACGGTCATCAGGACGACGATCGGGCGAGGGGACGATCAGGTCGAAGCTCTTGTACGAAGCTTTGGTTGCGGCCAGGTTATCAACCTCGA